TTATATTATATAGTGGTGGAACAACATTTTACTATTATCCATCTGGAACAACAGAGGCTGCGGCTTGGCAAACAACAAGTAATTATATAAGTTTTGGTACAACAGCTAATGATTTTTTTAGATTAGAGCAAGAAATTAAAATGTATACTAAGGAAGGATTTATGAGCATTGAAATTAGAAGCTCTACTGCTAATTTTAATGGATTTAAGTCTATTACATTAAAAGATTTTACATTAGCACAAGAACAAGATAGCACAAACTATAAGTCACTTAATATTATTAGGTCTATAGGTACTGCAACTAATGAAAAAAACATAAATATTAAATATGGTTTAATTGATGTCAATAATGATAAAACTATTAATTATGGTGCATCTAATAATGGTTTATTAGTTAAAGGAACTAAAGTTGGAAATAATCCTTATCAACCATGGACATTATGGTATAAGCAAAGCGATACTTCTACTTTTTATGATATGCTACCATATTTAGTAGCAAGAGATTTGTCTAATATTTTAAATAAGAACATAGCAAGTTTAGAAGGTGATTTGGGAAGAGTATATAATGCGGTTGGGCTTTTATCACCAAATAAATTTTTAACTGTTGCAGATTCATCTACTGGCCCATTTAGTTATAATGGTAAAAAGTTTGTTATTAACAGATTAGATGTAAACCCTTATACAGAACAAGTAAATCAATTACAAATTATAGAATCAACTACAGTGGATGATGCTTCAACACAAACACTTGAATTTATAGAAAATAAATAATTATGGCAATTTTAGGAACAAACGTAATATTATATTACTTTAATGGAACAACAAACATACCATTTGCAGCTTCTACAAACTGCTCATTTGAGGTAAGTGTAGACCAGGCTAATGTAACATCTGCTACTTCTGCATGGTTTAAAGAGTTTAAAGTAGATACGGCTTCATGGACACTTAGCTGTGATGGATTAATAACATTAGGTGATTACGATTATAAAGATATGTTAGACCATCAATTATCAAGAACTCCTATAACGGTAAGATTTGCTATAGGAACAAGCACTACATATACAATTGAAGGAACAGCTAATATACAATCAGTTAGTATTGCTGGTCCAATGGAAGCGGTTTCTACTTATTCAATATCATTGCAGGGAAGTGGAGCTTATACAATAACATAATATGAAACATCTTAGAGACTATATACTTATTGTTAGCTTCTTTTTCTTAGGCGTATTTGCCTATGAATCATGTCATAAGACCGATAAAAAGGTTGATTTTAGTGATATGAGTAACTATAAAAAGGTAAAAGAGATACATGATACTTTGTACCAAAAAGTGTACAGAAAAACGTACATAAAGGGGGATTCTATCCCTTATGTCATTATAGCTACAGATACTACTACTATTCACGATACAATACGCATAGTAAACGATTATAATGCAGTATTAGCTTATACTGACACTATTAAACAAGATTCTAATATCTTTGTGATTAATGATACCATCAGCCAAAATCGTATCAAGTCAAGGTCTTTTGAGTCCAAGATTACCGAAAAAACCATCTATGTTAAGGAGTTTTATGCAGAGAAAGCCAAGTATAGGCTTTATTACGGCATAAGAGGCGATTTTAGCCAATCTAATGGCTTACAAGTAGTAAGTCCTGGATTGATGTTAAATGCCAAAAATAAGGCTCTAATAGGTCTTAATCTTAATATTAATAAAAATAACAATATGAGTTACTCTGGTAGCTTATATTTTAAAATAGGTAAAAAGTAACATGGCTCCAAAGAAAGACGTTAACGTAAGTGCTAATCCTCTTCCGATTAGTTTCTCCCAATTTAGTAAAGACCCGATTAAGGGCACAATGTTCTTAGTTATTATCGGTATTACTGTCCTTTATGTAGACATCAGAGGCAATTTTAACAACCAGATTAACTCCCAAGATGCAAGGATTACCAATCTTGAGTATAAGGATAGCTTAAAAACACAAGCGTTAATTGAGTGTAAGACAGCCCTAAGTTCAACAACTACTAAGTTAGAGACTCTTGATGCAATGGGTGCTATTAAATCATCTGTAAAATAATAGGCCATGAAATCAATACTTTTAATTTTTGGGTTTCTAACGGTTACAGCGACAACAATAAATGTTACAGCTAAGAAAGAAGATAAGATAGCTAAAGAAGATAAGGAGTTTGAGCAGTTTATGAATGATTTTAAGCAGACATTAACTAAAAACAAAGCTGTCCAAATTAAAGCAGATAAGGCCAAAGAAGCGATAGTAACGTCAACCGTTAGCAAATTTGCTGAGATTAAGCAAGAGGTAAGTACACTAAAAACCGAACTAAATGAAGTTAAAGCAACTTTGGATAGTGTTAGTAATGATACTGCAATCAGTTTCAAGCTACTCGCAATACCCACTAATAAAGAAAATTAAAGATGATTCTGTAGTCATGATGACTGTAAAACAAGGCAATGAAATAAATGCTTTGTATTTACGTTACAATCAAAGTATAGATTCCTTAACAAATAAAACAATAAAAGATGATTCTCTTCTCAATATCTACAGCCATAAAATTAGTTCGCTTGAACATTACAAATTTCGCTACGAAGCTAATCTCGAAACATATCGCAATAGAGAAAAAGAAATTGACAAAATGGATAAATACCATGCTTGGCAAAAAATAATCTTAATATTCTTAATCGTTTTTCAATTCAGTCAATTATAGTATATGAAACAATTTTTCCAGGAAGATAATGGTAGATTTAGCATGAAGCGTTTATGTGGTTTGTTCTGTGTAATTACATTGTGTGTTACAATGTATCATAACAGTTTTAGTGAAGAGCATATAGCTCCAAGTTCGATTCTTGTAGAATCAGTAGCTTTGTTAGCATTCGGTTGTTTAGGATTAACTTCTGTAGAGAAAATATTTAAGAAAGATGCCTAAGTCCGAAAAAATAATATTAACACTTGGCCTCCTATTATGGTTGCTAGGATTAGCATATTTTGTAAAACAAATGATTTAAGATGAAATTAACGCCACATTTTACATTAGCAGAGTTTACTCGTAGTGAATCTGCAAAAAGACATGGAGTATCAAATGAGCCAACTGCAGAGCATCAACAAAACCTTGTTGTTCTTTGTGAAAAGATATTAGAGCCACTTAGAGCAAAGTTTGGCCCTATTAATATTTCTTCTGGTTATAGAAGCAAAATTCTTAATCATTACATTGGAGGTTCATTAAGTTCTCAGCATTGTGAAGGCAAAGCTGCAGATATTGACATGGATGGAATGGGTAGTGTAAGTAACAAAGAGATATTTGAGTATATTCAACTTAATCTTGATTTTGACCAAATGATTTGGGAGTTTGGAACAAAAGAAAATCCAGACTGGGTTCATGTATCTTTTAATGGAGCTAAAAATAGAAAGCAAGTGTTGAGAGCACTTAAGGTTAACGGCAAGACTGCCTACGCACCTTACAAGTAGTTAAACCAAACCAACCAATATGGCATCTAAAAAAAATGTGCTTGTCATTGGAGACACGCACGAACCATTCTGTCATCCACTTTATAGGAGCTTTTGCTTAGATGTTTATAGCAAATTCCAATGTTCCGAAGTAGTACATATCGGAGATGAAGTAGACAATCACGCAATCTCTTATCACGAATCTAAACCAGACGGTCATGGAGCTGGTAGAGAAGCTGACTTAGCTCAAGCAGCTATGTATAAATGGTACAAGACTTTCCCTAATGTTAAAGTCTGTATCGGTAACCACTCAGCCCTACATAAAAGAAAGGCTCAAACAAGCGGTTTACCAGAACGATTCATTAAATCATACGAACAAGCATGGGATGCTCCTAAAGGCTGGAAATGGGCCTTAGAATGGGAAATAGACGGTGTTCTATATACTCATGGAACTGGTAGTTCTGGACAAGCTGGTGCAATCAATAGAGCAAGAGATGCTCGACAATCAACTGTTATAGGTCATATTCATAGTTTTGGTGGTGTTTTATACTCATCATCAGATAAGGACATGATTTTTGGTATGAACGTAGGCTGTGGTATTGATATTGATGCCTATGCTATGGAATATTCACGACCTTTCCCCAAAAGACCAACATTAGGTTGTGGAGTGGTTTTAGATGGCGGAAGAGTTGCTATATTTGTACCGATGCCATTAGGCAGCAAGATTATTAGGTTACCCAAGAAGTAACAATAGTTTAGTAAATATTTTAAAGTGTGTATTACATTGATTTTCAATGCGATATGCACTTTTTATTTCCATTAGAATTAAATCGTAAATTTGTATGAACAGAGAAGTAGACGTGAAGATTAACCAATTAATGAAAGAAAAGAATTATTTGGAAGCAAAACTTGAGTTGATTGTTAGAGAATTACGGCTCACTGTTTTAAAAAATAGTATCAAAAATGTTAATGCACATCATACAATTAACGGAAGATGAAGATGAAAGCTATGATTTCCAAGATAACTCTGAGGAATCTGATGCTTACATAAACATACATCAAGTAGTTAGCGTTACTTCAGATGATGAGGGTAATGACAGATGCTTTGTATATATGTCTAACGAGGATTATTTCTACGTCAATGAACCAATGAGTAGTTTTATCATGAGGTACCAAGCAATGTTATATGGTACTGTTTTAACTAAATTTTATGATAGTTCTAATAAACAGAATTAAGATGCTCTCTCATAGGTGTTTGGTTGGTTTTGGTGAAGGCTCCAGGTAAAATCTGGGGCTTTTTTTGTCACAAATATTCCTAAAATTGTGACACTTATTCGTACTAAAAAGTGTAATGATGTTACATTTTTATATAGGAAAGTAACATAGTAAAGCTATTGTTTTACTTTAAGGCTTAAAAAGTAAATACATAACTTGACAAATTCAGTAGTAATACTACGCCAATTACGGAAATTATAAACTCTTGTTGTATCTAAATTATAATAATGTGTCATAAAATGGACTTTTTGACTCATGTTTGTCCTTTATAAGTCACATTGATACATAAAAAGCCCCACATATAAATGCGGGGCTCCACCTATTATCTACAAAACACAACACTTTATTTTTTATTATACTCCTTTAAGGCGTAAGTAACTATTGCTGCAATAGAAAGTACATATAATCCTCTAAAAGTAATATGCCATAAAATTGGGTTCCATTCT